CCTCCTCCATTATTTGCAAATGTTCCATAACCAGCAAGATTACCTTGTGGTGTGTTTAAACTACCATATTGAGAAGTAGTAGTTTGAGAAGTTTGTGGAACTGGTGTCATCTGTAAACGGCACTCTCCTCCTCCAAGAAACTCTGGTCGTTGCAATCTAGCGTCTGGTGATGTTACTCCAAAATGTGCTTTAATTGTTTCAATGTAACGTGTTCCACTTCGCATATTTGTTTCAGCTAGACGCTGAAGTGCGAATGATTGTCTTAATTGATTAATTGTGATTGTGCTAGCAGTACTTAAATCCGCTTCAAGTCCTCGTACATAACCTAAACGTGCATTATGATCTATATTTGCTTGATTACCAGGAATTAATGTTTCTAAATGTAAAGGTGAATCTGCAAAAGCACTTGTATTAGCACTTGCTTTAATATATGAATCAGTTCCAGATCCGTGATGAAAAATTAATCCTCCGGATGATGGCAGCACTGGTGCTGTGTCTCCTAATGGAATATCTACTGGTTGGCCTTTTTGTGGTGTTGGTAAACATGATGTAAAGTAATCGTGTCGTTTTCCTCTTCTTAATATATTATACTCTAAAATATTATCTGGACCTTGATCAGTATTTACTGTAACAGAATCTTGTAAATTTTGGTCTCTATACCATTCATTCCAAATCAAATTATAAGCTCTAAATGGTAAAGCGTTAACTGATAGTCCTTGCGCTTGATTTACTGTTGGTAATCCAAAATAATCCATAAGGGATCCAACTGCAAAACCGTCCTCGTCATTATCCACTAGTTGTGGAACAGGGAAATCTGTACTATCTCCAGGATTTTTTTGTTCTCCCATTAAATTTTCCCATTTGTCCATAATTAAACGTGATGGAACAAAGAATGAATGAAATGTAATAAAAAGATCGTCCATAATTGGAGCGATCGGTGTAGCTAGACGTCCAAATGCGGTGAAATCTGCTGTTTTTGTATCTCCTGGTAATACTTCGTCAACATATACAGGAATTAATTGCCCTGCGTCGAATGTTGTCTTATGAGTATGTGATCTATCAAAAGTTAACCTTTGAATATGTGCCTGTGGAACTTGGCTAAATTGTTTTTTGTATGACATATTTTTTTTTTGCTGTTTATAAATTGTTGCTGTTTGGCTAACGCCATTTTTGTACCTTTTTGTCAAAAGGTGTCAGTGGGGACAGTTATAACGAGAATGAACTGTCCCCACCCCCCTTATTATGAATCTACTGTATTACTATCTTCTACTTGGTTAGATTCTGAAACTACTTCATCTTGAGTTTCTGTTATGTTAGCCTCTGTGCTAACTTGCTCTGGAAGAAGTCCTAGCTTAATCGCTTCGGCTTCATTCTCTGGATTGTCTATCCAGTCTAATAGATTAGTTACATCATTATCAAATTTTTCTTTGATAGCTGATGGCAGTTGCTCAAATTCTGTTTTGGCCTCTGCAATCTTTATTTGTGCTGTTGCATAATCGCTAACTTGGCTAAAATCGCCATATAATGCTTCACGATCTACACCTGGTAAAACACCAGTACGTAGAGCTCGTGCTATAACATTGTTAATGTCACATTCTTCTTTAAACTCTGATTTTGTTAAAGATGGTTCTGTGCTGTAATCTGTAACTACTCTTTTTCTATCCCAAATTGTTCTTACTTTGGGTTCTGTTTGTTCTGTGTTTTCTTCGCTCATAGATGGTTGTAAATTGAATTATACCAAGCGATACTGCGTTGGTCTGGTTTTGGAACTAAAACTTGTTCTAATTCCCTACGTTGTTCTTCCGTCCATCTTGGATCGGAATTTGTTTCTTTTAATGTATTAAGGAGGTGTTTGCTCATTTGTCTTCCTCCTTTTTACCTACTGCATCAGCGACAAATTCAACATTGTTTAATGTAATAGTCGCTTCCCTATCCTCCCAGGTGCCCAAATGATATAAACTAAAATCATTTGGATAATTACTTAATGGGTTTGTTGGATCCTGTATTGATGCGTTAAAACTTCTAATTGCTGTAGAATGATTAACTGAATAAAAAGGCTGCGAAAATGTTCCAGCCTTGGAATCTTTGATAGAATATATATTTAAGTTCATAATTTTTATTGTTATTAATTATGAACAGTTAAACACTCAAAAATATCGTAAGTCCTTGTCTTTCAACGCTTTAAGTCAATTCTTAGGACATAATATTTATTGTGCGAAAAACTGTTCTTTTTCTTTTTGTCACTATACTGACAATAAGTCAAGTATTTGTGTTAAAATTTCTGGTGAAATTGTTCCAGTGGTGAATGCCACTGCTACAATTATTAATATTTTGGGGCTAACTTTTCCTGTTAGCAATTGGCATAATAATTTCATAAGTATCGTGTGTGGTGTTGTGTGCTTAATGTGTGATAAAGTTCTTTTTCTTTTAATCGATCATAGTCTCCGTAATCTTCATGACCTTCTGCAAATTGTTGTCTGTTTTGTTTAAGTTTTGCTAAATGTTTAGGGTTTTCTTCTTTATATAATGAATCATAATATTTTGGCGGTTTCATATGTACGCCATTAACAACTACATTATCATCTCTATAAGTTTCGTCTTTATAATCCTCATAAAATGCATAACCAATGCCTTTTCCATTTCTTCCGCCTCTGCTCATAGAAATATATGGCGGTAAAACGCCATTATAAATCTCCTCCTGGGTCTTAGGACTAGCTTTGCTTTCTGTCCATACTTTAGTACAATATTTTGCTATATATTGTGCTGTCTGATAATTTGCTTCTGAAATTCTCACATCACCCTGGTTCTGCCAGGCTTTTAACAATATCTCACTATCCCATTGTTTGTGTCCTAGTTTTGAATCCTCAACCAATTTCTTATCTGGAAAATCATATCCAAACAATATGGCGTGGTGATGTGGTCGACTGTTTTTCTCTCCATATTCTCCACAATGGAAAAACTTAATACCCTTAACTCCTGTGTTTTTCCTCAGACGTTTCATAAAATTCTGAAAGTCTTTTTTTACTAATGTGAATGTACTAATTGGATTAGCTCTTTTATCGTCGAAAGTTAATGTTATAAAACAATTTTCTTTATGCTGCCTCATTTCCTTATCACATCTTATAGCCCATTGTCGTGCCTTTTCAGCTCTACACGCTAAACATTGCCCGCATGGTATTTGTACGGGCATGTCTATAAATGCTTTAGATGGGTTAAATGTGATTCCTCTACTTGAAGAATCTCTCCAAGCTTTGAGGGGTTTATAACATGGCATTGTTTTATAGGCGTAATCCTCCACGTGGCACAACAGGCCGATTCAAATTAATTGAATGCGTACGGTCTGCTGTTGCTGTGAATAGTTTTTTGCTGTTTCGTGTGGGTCGTCTGTATTTATTCATTTTTAGTTCTGTTTTGTTGTTTTAGTAATACAGTATTATGTCTAATTAGTTTTTTATTTTCGTAAGAATCTTCCTATTCTAGTGTTTTTAAGTAATCCTGCTGTAAATTTACTAACTCCTAATGCTGAATTAATAGCTTCATTACCGCTTAATAAATTTAATTTATAAGCTTCTAATAATGCTTTATCATAATTACTTGCTTTCTCAGGATTTTTCATGGTTTCCCTAATTTCATCTAAAATATTATAATCTAAAAGACTCTTAGCTCTAGCTCCTAGTGCTGTTGATTCTGTCAAATGTGCTTGATGTTTTTTAAGATTAGTTTCGGATTTTATTTGTTCTGCTGTATTTGCTTCTATAAAAGGATTTTTAATCTGTGGATTAGCCATAGAGCCTGTAGGGGTGCTTGCACCCCCTTGGCTGTATGCTAACATAGGATTCAATCCTGCTTGTCTCATGTCTGCCATAGCTCTCTGATAACTAGTGTTACTCATATCAGCTTGAAAAGCTCTATTTTTTTGTGCTTCTCTTTGTGACAATCTAGCTCCAATTGCTGAAGTTGCTATTGATCCTGCTAAAGCTTGACCTGCTGTAAGTCCTGCAGCTGTACCTGCAGCTGCTCCGCCTCCTAATAAACCTCCTAATAAACTAAACATGATTATAGATGGTCTGATAATCCTGGTACGGAATATGTTGGTAATGGTCTAGCGTCCTTCAATTTAATATCAATATCCATAATAAATTGAGGCTCATTTTGTACTGCTAAAACTCTATCTATTGGAGGATTATCCTCAATAAATGTTGAATTCAGATTTGGTGTATCTGTGAAGTCTTGAGATAAATGCCATAAGTCTAATGATTGAGGGTCATTTGATCTAAATTTACCTGTGATCATTGATGGTTTATATCTATATTCAGACCAGCGCTCCTGATAACCAAAAACTCCATCGTCACTTGTTGATCCGTCTGCATAAATCTCTTTATTGAGAACTGCTTGTTCTCCAAGATTTGCTAATGCAGGGAAATAATGATCGTAACGTGTTCTACGTGACCACATACGGTTAACACCATTTTGATATGTTAATGGTGCGCGAGCTGATGCTAATGTGATTACAAAACCATGCTCTGTAAATGATTTTGTAAAACCTCCTCCATTATTTGCAAATGTTCCATAACCAGCAAGATTACCTTGTGGTGTGTTTAAACTACCATATTGAGAAGTAGTAGTTTGAGAAGTTTGTGGAACTGGTGT